GTCTTGAGTCCGAGGGAGTAAAGGTCTATGGCTACGGCAAGACCGCTTACGAACTACTTCTCGGTTACATTCTTGACCCGGAGTACGGCGATATTACTGATGTTAGTGAGGGCACCGACATCACAATCACCTACACCAAGCCGACTCGCCCCGGTGCATACCCACAGACCAACATGAAGATGCGCCGCAACACCAGCGGACTTCTTGATGACGCAGATGCAATCCCCGGTCTGCTACAGAACATGCCTGACATTGACGGGCTTTTCACACGTCATAGCACGGCAGAGGTTGAGAAGATTCTCAACAACATGATGTCAAGTGATGGTTCCGCTGAGTCCCGCTCACGAGAGACCACCCAGTACAGCAACAACCAGAAGTCAAGCGTCGATAAGGCGTTTGATGAACTAATGGCTGGCTAAAGGCCCGGACTGCTCCAGCCTGCCCCCACCCCTAAAAAGGTGGGGGTTTTTTCATAAAAAAACTACACACACTAGAAATTAGTGTTATATTAATATCACAACGGGTGAGAGCCCCGCATATAGAGTCCCGCAAGACTATAATCTGCGACTACTCAGGTTACATTCTAGATTGTTTTCAGGATGTAATCACTCAATAATATAAGGAGAAGTAAAATGAGTACCATAACTGTAAAAGACTTCGTAAAGAAGTACGCATCCGATAAGGTCTACTACGATCCATCATTTCAGCGAAGAGTTGTCTGGGGTCCCAACACTCTTTCCAGATACATTCGTTCTCTTACGAATGGTACAGCAAAGTTAACAACTATTGTTGTAGTAAACATACGCGATTGCCTTGATCGAGCACGAGAGATTGGAGATCAGTATTCTATCTCTTATTATGAGTCTCTCGCCAATCAGGGATACATTTACATTTCCCTAGATGGACAGAATCGTTCCAAGAAGATCATTGATTTTATCAACAATGACATTGCTGTGAGTGGCAATTTCTATGATGTAGGAGACCCACCTAGTGAAGTTGCGATTATTAATCATTTTTTCAAAGATCTTTCGCCAGAACTTCAACTGAGTATTAACAATTCAATGCTGAGCGTTGAGGAAACAGGAACGCTGTCTAGAACTGAGCTTTCTGAGACTTTCTATTCCCTGAACAATGGTGTTCCACTCAACGCCCAAGAAAAAAGAAATTCAGTTATTTGCCCAATTTCTGAAAAAGTACGCCAGTTGTCTGCTAGACACGCAAAAGGGCTTGCGAGAGTTGTGAAGGAAGGTCTTATTCCTCGCATGGCTGACGATGAACTTGTTGCTCATATGAGCATGGTTCTCCTAGAAAACAAACCACCCAAGAATACTTCTTGGGGTCTCTCCGAGTCTGAGACTGACATGTTTTACAACATGGGGATTGACTCAGACATTGATGACAATGATTATCCATACCACGGCATGGACAGAGTAGAGGAAATCCTACATCAGTGGGATCTAGCAATACAAGCTCAGGGTGTATACCCTGCTTCAAAACTGGTATCTGCTAAAATGTCGTGGGCAACTTTATACGCCTGCGCTTGGGCGCACGACAATGGATATACTGTCAATCCAGACAAAAGAAAAGAATTCTTCAAAGCCTTGAAGGAACTTGATGACAGACTTGCTACACAAAGCGAGAACCTATATGCCACAGAAAGAACTCGCTATATGAGAAAAGGACTAGACCCTGATGAAGTCAGGAAGAGTAGCTACTACTTTAACTGGACCGGGCTTCCTCACCAAATTTCAGCACGCCAGAAGAGAATTGGTGAGCTTGTCAAGGAGATCTCGTCTTCTACACGTAAGTTTCATCTTCGCAAGATTCGTCTTGGTGTTAATGAGATAGCGGCAAAATAAGCAATCTAATTCCCACACCCCCACCCCTAAAAAGGTGGGGGTTTTTGTTTGCTCTTTTGCTTCTTCTGTGTTATAATTACTGCTGGGCTTTGTCCCAAAATTAAAGAAAAATAAAGAAAAGAAAAATTAAATAAAGGAGAATAATATGGCTAAAACAAAGGCTGGTCGTGTTTCTATGGACGACCTCCGTGCGATGATAAATAAAAAAGCAGGTCGTGATGTCGCACACGATCTGAGAGAAGACAATCCAACAGAAGTCAAGGAGTGGATCCCCACAGGATCACGCTGGCTTGATTCAATTATCTGTAAGGGCAAGTTGGGAGGAATTCCAGTTGGCAAGGTAACAGAACTTGCTGGACTTGAGGCGACAGGAAAGTCATTCCTTGCCGCACAGGTAGCTGCAAACGCACAGAAGATGGGAATCGGTGTAGTTTATTTTGATTCCGAGTCTGCAATTGACCCCACATTCTTGGAGAAAGCAGGCTGTGATCTGAGTTCCCTAATGTACATTCAGACACCTTCTGTAGAGTTTGTGCTTGAGACAATTGAGGACATCCTTGCGGCATCCAGCGACAAGATGCTCTTCATTTGGGACTCTCTCGCATTCACACCTTCTATCTCAGATGTAGAAGGAGACTTCAACCCGCAGTCTTCAGTTGCTACCAAAGCACGCATTCTTGCAAAGGGAATGTCTAAGTTGATTGTCCCGCTTGCCGATAAGCAGGCAACATTCCTTGTCCTCAACCAGTTGAAGACCAACATTCCACAGGGACCAATGGCTCGTCAGATTGCTATGACAACTCCTTACATTACTCCCGGTGGTAAGGCGATGCATTACTCTTACTCTCTACGCATCTGGCTCACAGGTCGCAAGAGCAAGAAAGCATTCGTTGACGACGAAAACGGATTCCGGATTGGGTCGGAGGTCAAGGTAAAACTTGAAAAGTCGCGCTTTGGAACACAGGGCAGAACTTGCGCCTTCCGCATTCTATGGGGAACCGACAAGATTGGTGTTCAGGACGAAGAGAGTTGGTTTGACGCTCTCAAAGGCTTCATGCAGGTTGCTGGCTCTTGGTACACCTTTGAGCACAAAGGTTACACCAAGAAGTTCCAGCCAAGCAAATGGGCTGAGATCCTAGAAAACGATCCTGAGTTCAAACAGCACGTTATGGACTTCATGGACGAAGTAGTTGTTCAGAAGTTTGATAAGCGCGAAGGCGAGGCATCTGATTTCTACGAAGTAGACAAAGCCTCTTGACAGCGAGCCTCCACCCTGTTAGATTATGGGGTGGAGGTAAGCTATGAAGCGTGTGCTAGTTATTGACGCCCTCAACATGTTCTTGAGGGCGTTTATCGTTGATCCGAGCCTGTCTAATCACGGACAGCCGATTGGCGGAATCAAGGGTTCTATGAAGATCCTACAGAAGTTGGTCCGAATGACCAAACCAAATGAGATTATAATCTGCTGGGACGGACCAAATGGCTCCCAGAAGCGAAAGTCTCTTGACTCTGGCTATAAGGAAGGGCGCAAGCCCCTGCGTCTTAACCGCGCCGTTCACAATCTAACCGAGAACGAAGAACTACAGAACAAGTTGTGGCAGCAGATGCGAACGATTGAGTATTTTAATCAGATGCCAATCATTCAACTTGTTCTTGAAAGAGTGGAAGCAGACGACATTATCTCTTATGTGTGTGGTTCTCCGCATTACAAGGGTTGGCAGAAGGTAATCGTCTCCAACGACAAGGACTTTCTTCAATTGTGCAACGAAGAGACAGTAGTCTATCGTCCAACCACAGATAAGATTGAGACCAAGAAGACCGTTATTGAGTCTCTCGGCATTCACCCCACAAACATGGCTCTTGCTCGCGCTATGGTTGGCGACGCAAGCGACAACCTTCCGGGCGTTAGCCGTGTAGGTTTCAAGACGATTGCAGGTAAGTTGCCTTTTATGAGCGAAGAGCGAAGCGTGACGATTGACGAACTGCTCGATTACTGCGAGAACACAGACTCAAAACTCAAAGTCTATAAGAACATCCGAGAGTCAAAAAAAGTTATTGAGCACAACTACAAAATGATGCAGTTGTACTCTCCGCTTATCTCCGTTCAGGGCACACAGATTATCGATCACGCCCTCCAGAACTTTGAGTGCGACTTCAACAAGACCGAACTGCTGAAACTAATGATGGAAGACGGCTTTGGAGAACTAAACTGGGAAGAATTGAAGACATTTCTAAACCGAATTTCTAGGGAGTGTAACGATAAGTAGCACTATTTACTACCGAGGTGTAGTAAGTGGAAGACCTTTATGAAATAGACGAAGGTAGCCTTCTTGATTTTCTAAACGAAGAAGAAGAGCAACTAGATGAGAAATCATCCAAAAGAGCAAAGAGAAAGCGTCGTGCAAAGAAAAAGAAGAAGAAAGCAAAGCGTGACGCTTGCTACCACAAGGTTCGCGCTCGCTATGACGTGTGGCCTAGTGCTTATGCCTCTGGTGCTCTCGTCAAGTGCCGTAAAGTTGGTGCTAAAAACTGGGGCAATAAGTCTAAGAAGAACGAAGGTCTAGAACTAGACGACCATTTACTACAAATTATTGCGGAAGAACACGCTGCTGTCCTAAGAGAGTTCAAAGAGCGTATTCCCGGCGGTCTTACTTCTGGAATGGAAGGCTCTATGGAGTCAATCCACCAGCAACTTGCCGATAGACACGGCGTTTCACTAGAACAGATTGAAACCGAGATTGATAGAGGGATTGAGGTAGAACTAGAGCACACAACAGACGAGGAAATAGCACACGAGATTGCTATGGATCACGTCTATGAAGATCCAGCCTACTACTCCAAACTCGGAACGATCGAGGAAGCAAAAAAGAAACGCAAAAAGCGCAAGAAAGCAGGATCTGAATCAAGCAAAGAATCAAGCCTAAGAGATTGGTTCAAGCGCAAGGGTGCCCCCGGCAAGAAAGGTGGCTGGGTTGATTGCAACACTTGTCGCAAAGGAAAGTGCAAGCCCTGCGGTCGCTCTGGAAAAGAAAAGCGTTCCAAGTATCCCTCTTGTCGCCCAACACCTTCAGCCTGTAAAGAGCGAGGTCGCGGCAAGTCTTGGGGCAAGAAGTCAAAAAAAGGAAAGAAATAATGAACATTCAGCACGCAATAAAGGAAGAACTAAGGCTCTTTCTTGAGGGCAAGGCAGAAGACCTTGTAGCGAAATTCCCTGAACTAAAGCCTGCCTATGACGCTGGAATCAAGAATCCACAATACCTTCAGTGGATTCAGAAGCGTAGAGGTGATGAGCCAGTCGAGGACATTATTGGCGTCGTACAATCTTTTGACGCCGCAAAACAGCGTCTGAAGGCAAAGAAGATGTCACCAGACATTTATGCCTACAAGACACCCGCCGTTCTTCGTCAGGCTTTAGAAGACCTTGGTGGCTCTAAGGGGCAAGAGCGCCGTCGCTTGAAAGACGAAGAAACAACTTATATTGGTGAGTTTGGTGACTGGGTTGTGGCTATGCCTCACACACGCGAAAGTTCCTGTCAGCTTGGTAAGGGCACTACTTGGTGTACTGCTGCAACACAATCACAAAACCTTTTCTTGTCCTATGTTGCTAGAAAAAGAAACAACATTGTCCTCTACTATGTTATCAAAAAAGGTGCAGATCCAAGACAAGATCCAACTTCAAAAATTTCAGTTGGCTTCGCTGGAGGAGAGCCCGTTTTCAGAGGAGACTACGGAGGAGTAACTGTAGACGCAGCTAATAATGGAATAGGCTATGAAAAATACAAGGAGATCTTGGGAGATCAAGCATTGCCTGCGCTTAGGGCTATGGAGGCACACGCAGACTCTATTGAAGGCAGACACCCAGCAAAGAAGCAAATAGAGGAGATCGCAAAAGATTCTGATGCTTTTGATAAAGCGATAGCAAATATGGGAGAAGGCGAGAAGCTTGACTTTATTGCAAATGTTGCCGAATACGAGCTAAGTCCAGAAGTTGCAAGAAAGATTGCTAGTGACGAGAATCACAAAATCAGAGCCCTAGTCGCCAAAAATTCCTCTACTCCACCAGAGGTGTTGCAGAAACTTGCTAGCGATGAAGAAACTTACATTAGAGTGTGGGTTGCTGGTAACTCCTCAACGCCGATGAAGACCATAATAAAACTTGCCGATGATGAGAAAGCTCGCGTCAGATCCGGGGTCGCTGGAAATGAAAATATACCACCTGAGTTGCTAGTAAAACTAGCTAATGATAAAGATTCTTATGTTAGACAAAGTGTTGCCGATAGAGATCACACGCCACCTGAAATACTAAGGAAACTTTCAGAAGATAAGCATATGGTTGTTAGAGGTTCGGTTGCCGGAAATCTCAACACACCGGTAGATGTCTTGGTAAAGCTTGCTGACGATACAGAGACTTACGTCATAAATGATCTTGTAGGTAATCCCAACTTACCACGAGAAATATTGTTCAAACTTGCAGATAGCGACGATAAATACAATAGACTCGGAGTTGCAACCAATGAGTCCACGCCGCCCGAATTGTTGTCTAAACTTGCAAATGATGAAGAATCATCCGTTAAAGAACAGGTTGCTAAAAACCCCCGTACACCGATAGAGGCTCTACTAAGGCTCGCCAACGATAAAGATTTTTATGTTCATAGCAAAGCCAAAAGGCACCCAACTTATCTTGCACATATGAAAGAGCAGGGAATGAATGAGTCTCTGTTTGATTTAAGAACTATTTACAACGAGGGCAACACTATGGAATTTACAGAAGACTACATCAAGCAGGTTATCAAAGAAGAGTACGAGGCACTTCTTGACGAAAAGAAGAAGAAGCCTTGTAAGCCTGCTAAGGGCAAACGCTTTGCAAAGCGTGTAAACGGCAAGTGTCGTTCTTTTGGACAAGCAGGACAAGCAAAGGGCGGTGGAGATCGCATTCGTCCCGGCACAAAGAAGGGTGACGCCTACTGTGCTCGCTCTGCTAAGATCAAAAAGTGCAAGAACCCACCCTGCGCCAACGACCTATCCCGCAAGAAGTGGAAGTGTCGTGGCTCTAAGTCTATGAAATAGTTAGGCAGCGTCAAGAGTAAAAATAAAGCCTAACTCGGCTTGACTTTTTATCTGGATACGTTATATTTAGTAGTGCGAGACCTAGGAGCATTATGCTTGCACAAAAAGCCGACTTTGGAAGGTACGGAAAGTCCTTCCAAGAGGGGCTCGTTCAACTCATTTTTGAGGATCGACCCTTCGCAGATCAGATCACTGAGGTTCTAGACGTTGAATTTCTAGAACTTGAGTACCTTCGCACGTTTGTTGCGAAGATCGTAGAATACAGGACAAAGTACGGAAAGCATCCATCCACAAATGCGATGATTTCGGTGCTACGAACAGAACTTGACCGCGAATCAGAAGTAACACAGCAGCAGGTTCGTGATTATT